AGAACACATGAGTCCACAGTATTATCAGGTAAAGGTAGGTAATTATGATATTGATAAAGATGAAATTGATTATCCTGTTGGAAGGGAAAACATACATTTTATACCAGTTATAGCAGGAGCAGGAGGTGGAACGAGAAAATTTTTATTAGGAGCAGCTTTAATAGGTGTTGCTTTTATGTTACCTGTAGCCACTCCGTTTGCTCCTTTATCAGTTGGAGGTTTAAGTGGTTTTGTTGGTGCTAACTCTATTATTGCAAATATTGGTTTAGGTCTAGCCTTGTCTGGAGTAAGTGAAATGTTATTTCCTTTGCCTAAACCTCAAGACTTTAATTCAGAAGAAGATCCACAGTTATCTTTTAGTTTTAGTGGAATACAAAATACATCAAGAGCTGGCACACCTGTACCAATAGTATATGGGGAGATTATAACGGGATCAGTTGTGATCTCCGCAGCTACAGACGTAAACCAGGTAGAAGCATGACTAACGAGAAGAAAATTATTAGGGGTTCTGGAGGCCCGCCTCCCACACCGCCTCCTCCTTATCGTGCTCCTGATACTCTACATAGTAGAGCTTTTGCTACTATTCAAGATTTAATATCTGAAGGTGAGATAGAAGGATTTGCCTCTGCTTCTAAGGAAGGTCTTACCAAAGGGACAACTGCTTATGATAATGCAAGTTTAAAAGATGTTTTTCTTAACGATACTCCGATACTTAATTCAACCGCTTCCAGTTCAAATCCTGCTGATAGTGATTTTAATTTTAAAGATGTAACTTTTAAATCTAAGTTTGGAACGTCAAATCAAACTGCAATGAGTGGTATTCCTGCTGAAAGTAGATCACCTACTGCTGTCGGTGTTACTCCTGTCAATGCTGATGGAACAGATAGTGGAGGGATTACTGGTGCAGTAACTAGACGAATTTCAAATACTGATGTTGATGCAGTTATTGTCACTTTAACTTGGCCTCAAATACAAGTAGCGGAGGATGATGGAGATCTTGTTGGAGATACAGTTGCTTATAAAATTCAAGTGCAATATAATTCTGGAGGATTTAGTGATGTAATATCAAATTCTGTTAGTGGTAGAACTGGTGATGCTTATGCAAGAGATCACAGAATTAATATAACTGGTGATTTTCCTGTTGATGTACGAGTGGTTCGTGTTACAGCAGATAGCACCGAAGAAAATAGGGTTAATGCTTTTCAATTTACAAGTTTTCAAGAAGTAATAGATAATAGTTCAACTTATCCAAACAGTGCCTATGTAGCCTTAAGACTTGATAGTAAACAGTTTAATAGTATTCCTTCAAGGAAATACCGTATAAGGGGCGTAAAAGTAAGGATACCAGGAACAGGAGCATCTGGATCTGGAACACCTACAGTTGATAATGCAACAGGCAGAATAGTTTACCCAAGTGGTTATATTTTTAATGGTGTTATGGGTGCTGCTGTTTACACGAATTGTCCTGCGATGTGTTTACTTGATTTACTCACTAACACTCGTTATGGATTAGGAAATCATATTACAGACAGTAATTTAGATTTATTTAGTTTTGTAGCTGCAAGTAAGTTTGCTAATGAAGAAGTTGACGATGGCACAGGATCAGGAGTAAAAGAAGCTAGATTTAGTTGTAATGTAAATATTCAAAGCCCTAAAGAAGCATTTGCAGCGATAAATGAGTTAGCTGGTGTAATGAGATGTATGCCTATATGGTCTGCTGGAGGTATCAAGATATCGCAGGATAAACCTACAACAGCCAGTTATTTGTTTAATTTAGGAAATGTAGGAGAGGGTGGTTTCAATTATTCAGGTAGCAGTTTAAAAACAAGACATAGTGTTATATCTGTTAGTTATTTCAATATGGACTCAAAGGAGGTTGACTTTGAAGTTATAGAGGATGCCACAGCTATATCTAAGTTTGGAACGATTGTAAAACAAGTAAAAGCTTTTGCCTGTACTTCTCGTAACCAAGCTGCCAGATTAGGTCGTGCGATACTTTTTGCTGAACAAAATGAATCTGAGACTATTACTTTTACGACATCAATAGATTCTGGTATTGTAGTTCGACCTGGGTCTGTTGTAGAGATAAACGATCCAGTAAGAGCAGGGGTTAGGAGAGGAGGTCGTGTAGTATCTGCAACAACAACTGCGATAACTATAGATGCAGAATCCGAAACAACCTTACCTTCGTTAACTGATAATCCTACAATTAGTATTGTTTTGTCTGACGGAACTATTGAATCTAAGACTATATCTAGTATCACAGGGGCTATTTTAACAGTTAATTCTGCGTTTTCTTCTGCACCTAATAGTAATGCACCGTATGTAATTTCAAGCACAACACTTCAGACGCAATTATTTAGAGTGATACAAGTTGAAGAACAGGATGATATTAATTATGTGATAACAGCCTTGACCTATGTCGAAGGAAAATATGCTTTTATAGAAAATGGAGTAGCCTTACCCGCAAGAAATATTTCACTTTTAAATACGCCAGTATTGTCACCAAGTAATCTAACAGTTGAAGAAAAAACAGTTGTTATAAACAATATTGCAAGAAGCAAGTTAATTATAGATTGGCAACCTGTACAAGGAGTAACTCAGTACCTAGTAAATTATAAATTTGAAAATAATAATTATGTATCACAAATTGTATTTAGTAGCGATTTTGAACTTTTAGATACAAAAAAGGGTATATATACTATTGAAGTTTTTTCATATAATCTATCTCTTCAACTATCAGTAAATCCTACTACGACTACTTTTACAGCGATAGGGAAAACAGCATTACCAGAAAATGTATCTGGTTTAAGCATTGAACCTATAAATGAACAATTTGTAAGACTTAAATTTAATAAGGCAACTGCTATAGATGTATTACACGGTGGTCGTGTTTATGTAAGACATACTAACCGAACAGGAAATGCTGCTTCATTTGAATCTGCTCAAGACGTAATAGAAGCTGTTGCAGGAAACTCTACAGAGGTAGTCTGTGCTGCACTTCCAGGAACTTATCTCCTTAAATTTCAAGATGATGGTGGTAGGTTTAGCAGTAGTGCGACAGATGTAGCTTTGTCTGTTGTTGATATTCTTGAATCTATTATTGTCAAAACGGACAGAGAAGATACTGATGGAACACCCTATAACGGAGCAAAAAGTAATGTTGTTTTTGATGGGTCACTTGGAGGGTTAAAGCTTATAGACCCAACCAGCAACGCTAGTGGAACCTACGATTTTGTAGATACTCTTGATCTAGGCGGCACATTTTCACTTGTATTAAAAAGACATTTTCAAGGTGCTGGCTTTTATACGGGAGATCAGTTTGATAATAGAACAGAAAACATAGATACTTGGACAGACTTTGACGGTTCACTTGCACAAGATGTAAATGCAAAAATCGCTGTAAGAACTTCTACTGATATGAGTTCTTATTCTGATTTTAATGATTTTGCTAATGGAACATTTAAAGGTAGAGGATTTCAATTTAGAATTACTCTAAAAACCACAGACACAGCACAAAATATAAATTTACAGCAAGCAGGATATACAGCAACTTTACCATCTAGAACAGAACAATCATCTGTTATAGCCTCTGGGGCAGGAGCAAAGGTAGTTACATTTACGTCACCATTCTTTGTTGGAACGTCTGGACTTGGCAACCTAAATAATTTTTTACCTTCTGTTAATATTTCTCCACAAAATATGGCAACAGGTGACTTTTTTGAACTGTCAAATATATCTGGAACTGGCTTTACAGTTCACTTTAAAAACTCAAGTAATGCTAGTATTGATAGGAATTTTACCTACAGTGCTGTTGGTTTTGGTAAAGGAGGTTAACATGGAGGGAAATAGTATTTAACTGTGACTGACGTTACAAATTACAACATCGAAAATGCCTCTGGTCTAAACGTAAGAATAGACCTTAATAATGTTTTTGCTGCGATCCAATCAAATAATTCAAAGTCTACAGATTTAGCTGCCAGTCAATGCGTAGCTGGTATGACTTTTTTAAATACCACATCAAAAATATTAAAAGTTAGGAATAGTTCTAATAATGGTTTTACTGAGATAGGAAATATAGATCAGCCTAATTTAGGTCTATTGTCAAAGTCTGGTGGCACTATGAATGGTGTCATAGAACTTGATGATTCTAATAGTGCTGCTACACCAGCCTTAAGTTTTGATGGAGATGAGGATTTAGGTTTGTTTAGAAAATCCGCAAATGTAATGGGATTCTCCGCTAGTGGCACTGAACAAATGACGTTTGATGCTAACGGAATTACTTTAAATAATCAAAATGAAGTAAGGTTTAGCGAAGGTTCCTCTAATGGAACAAATCATATAACAGTTAAGGCTCCTTCTTCTGTAGCTTCAAATAGGACATTAACTTTACCCGATGAGACGGGAACATTAATTACATCAAATTCGAGCATAAGTTCTACAAGTGTTTCAGGTGTTTTATTTGCATTAGGAGGTACATCTGTATCCAGAGGTAATACTATTAGAGCTTTAACTGGTATGAATCAGATTACTCCTCAAACAAATAATACATTTGACCTTGGTTCTAGTTCTTTAAGATGGAGAGATATATTTACCGCAGACTTAGATTTATCTAATGAGGGATCACAAAATGACATTGACGGAACTTGGGGTTCATATAAAATTCAAGAAGGAGAAGAAGATCTTTACTTAATTAATAGAAGAAATGGTAAAAAATACAAATTTAACCTTACAGAGATAGAATAAAACTATGGCAATCGAACCAGGTACATACAACTTCACTCTTCAAAGAAGGTCAGATCATACCATTCCTTTAATATTTAAAGATGGTAATAATAATGCCATAAACCTTACAGGATTTACTGTTGCTGCACAAGTTTGGGAAGAAACACGAACTACAAAATTTGCTGATTTTTCTGTTGCTTATACAGATAGGAGTGCTGGATCGGTAAGTATTTCTTTGACAGACGCACAGACCACAACATTTACTCCACAGATATTAAAATACGATGTGTTATTAATTGATGCAAGCGGAAATCGTGAATATTATTTAGAGGGTACAATATTTATGAGTGAAGGTTATACAACTACATGACTTCTGTAAACATCACGACAACCAAAAATACTGTTACCGTAAATGGTGATACTAATGTTGTTACTGTTGCGACTCAAGGACCGCAAGGTCCAGCCTTTGCAGCTACAGGTGCATCATTAGATGATTCCAACAAGGTAAATGATTCAATAGTGTACTTCGATTCATCTAGTGGTACATTTAAAGCAGATGCAACCACAACCAAACTAACACTTGTCGATGGAGGTAACTTTTAGTGGCTAACACAGTAAGAATAAAAAGGTCCACAGGATCTTCAGCACCAGGTTCATTAGCAAATGCTGAGTTAGCTTTTGCAGAAGGCAGTAAAAAGTTATTTATTGGTATTGGTACAGGAGGATCAGGGGGTTCTGCCACAACTATCGAGCCTATAGGAGGTTCTGGCAGTTTTGCAGACTTATTTACAAGTAGGACTCAAAATACATTTTTAGCTGCACCTAATGGTAGTAATGGTGCTGCAACATTCAGAGCTATGGTTGCTGCTGATGTGCCCTCGTTAGCCCATACCAAGATAAGTGATTTCGATGCAGGTGTTAGAGCAAATAGATTGGATCAGATGGCTGCACCTACAGCTTCAGTTTCCTTAAACAGTCAGACAATAACTAATTTATCTGATCCTGTTAATACACAAGACGCTGCAACTAAAGGTTTTGTCGAAGCAACATCACAAGGACTTGATGTAAAAGATTCTTGTAAAGTCGCAACCACTGCAAATATCACAATATCTACTGCACTAAATAGTGGAGATACTTTAGACGGTGTTACTCTTGCTGATAACGATAGAGTTTTAGTAAAAGATCAGTCAACGGCAAGTCAGAATGGTATTTATATTGTTGGGTCGTCACCAGCGAGAGCAGATGATTTAGCTGCTGGTGCAGACGCAGCAGGAATGTTCACCTTCGTAGAACAAGGTACTGTAAATGCTGATAATGGGTTCGTTTGCACTAGCAATAAAGGATCAGCACAAGTTGGCACGAATAATCTTACTTTTGCTCAGTTCTCAGGTGCAGGTCAGATAACAGCAGGTGATGGTTTAGATAAATCAGGAAATACTTTATCTCTTGATCTTAAATCAAATGGTGGTCTTGTTATTGAGTCAACAGAGCTTGCTATTGATTTGGCTGCCAGTTCGATCACAGGAACATTACCTGTCACCAAACTTACAAGTTTGACATCTACTGTGACAGAGTTGAATGTTCTTGATGGTATTACTTCGACTACTACTGAATTAAATTTACTTGATGGTGCGACTTCGGCTACATCAACAACACTTGCAGCAGCAGACAGATTCATAGCCAATGATGCTGGAACGATGAAACAGGTTGCCTTGTCTGATTTGGTTACATTTTTAAAAGACGAAAGTGCATCAAGTTTCACCATAGATGGTGGTTCATACTAGACATTAGGAGGTTAATCTTATGTCTAATCAAATTAGGCTAAAAAGAGGTTCTGGTAGCAATCCAAGTGCAAGCGACCTGGTTGTTGGAGAAGTTGCACTACGAACTGACAATGGTAAATTATTTACAAAAAAAGATGATAATTCTATAGCTGAAATAGGAACAGGATTATCTGATGGTGATAAGGGAGATATAACAATAAGCAATAGCGGTGCAACTTTTACTATTGATAATGGGGTTATTGATAATGCAAATATAAACGCAAGTGCAGCGATAGCAGGTACAAAGGTTTCTCCTAACTTTGGATCGCAAAACATAGTAACAACTGGAACTTTAGGTAGTGCCGATATAACAATTACTGGAACACAACCAGCTGTAAGTTTTATAGATGACGGACACAACCCTGATTACAAACTTTACAACAATAATGGTGTATTAAGGCTTCATGATATTACAAATAGTTCCGATAGATTTGTTGTAAATTCGTCTGGGAAAGTAGGTATAGGTGCAACAAATCCTAGTACATTTGTAGAAATCAAATCACAGATTCCGACTTTAACCTTAACAGATTCAACAAGTAAAAGTTGGACTAGTTCAGATACTACACTTGCACAGTTAGCTTTTAAAACTGCTGATCCATCAGGAATAGGTGCTCATGATGTTGCTTTTATTCAAGCATCAAACGAAGTAAATTCATCTTCAACACCATCAGCAGCTTTAGTTTTTGGAACTTCTTTAAGCAATAATACTGCTAGTGAAAAGATGCGTATAAAAAGTGATGGTAATGTTGCGATAGGAACTACTGATTTTACAACCGTAGGATCACCCAATAGAAATTTAGTAGTTGGTTCTACCACTAATGCTCAAGAGGTAGCCACTACTTTAAATGTGATGGAAGGAACTAATAATCGAAGAGTAAAATTCTTTCTTGATGATGATGATGGTGTATTTGGAGTGGACTCGACTGCTTCAACAGGAGTTGCACCTTTTGTTGTCAGAATGTCAACAGTTGAAAAATTACGAGTAGATACATCAGGTCACCTACTTATACCAAATGATACAGGTAAAATAAAACTTGGAGCTTCGCAAGATTTACAGATTTATCACGATGGCTCAAATTCCATAATTGAGGACAATGGAACTGGTGGTTTAATACTTGGAGTTTCTGGTACAGGTACAAGTGGATTTTATAAAGGCACTGGACAAGAACCGTTAGCTACATTTGAACCTGATGGGGCAGTATCTTTATATTTCAATAATAGTAAAAAACTCGAAACAACTACAAATGGATTAGAAGTAACTGGCAGTATTACAGTATCAGGAACAGTAGATGGTGTAGATGTTGCAGCTTTAAGTTCAACAGTAAGTGGTAAGTTAAGCAATGTTGTTGAAGATACGACTCCACAGTTAGGTGGGAATTTGGATTGTAACAATAAAGTTGTTACTTTAAACGATAGTACAGGCAGTGATAATAACAGATTTAAAATTGGAAATGCTGGAGATTTACAGATTTATCACGATGGAACTAATTCATTCTTTCAAAACCATACAACTGGTAGCGTTTTTAATAGGGCTAGGCAAAATTGGGTTTTACAGACTAATGCTACAGATGGTGGTGCAGATACGGCTATTCAAGCCTTACAAAACGGGGCAGTAGAATTATACTTTGACAACAGTAAAAAACTCGAAACAACTACAAATGGACTAGAAGTAACTGGCAGTATTTTTCTAGGTGGCAAAATTGATATGGGTGATAGTTCTTCATCTACGACAGGAAGAATATTACTTGGTGCTGATGATGACCTACAAATTTATCACAGTAGCCTTAATGATTTTATTCAAAGTAGTGGAGCAGGGTTTTTTATAGATACTAATAATACCCTTAGTCTTAGAAAAGTAACAGGAGAGAATAAAGCTAAATTTATAGGAGATGGTGCAGTAGAACTCTACTTTGACAACGATATGCACTTATCTACAAGTGCATCGGGTTGCTTTACTAATGGTAGTTTCTCTTTCAGAACTGATGGTAATACTGAAGAGATATTATATGACCAGGCAAACGGAAAATTAAGATTTAATGACAATAAAAAGGCTAATTTTGGATCGTCAGATGACCTACAAATTTATCATAGTGGGGCTGCAAGTATAGTTGCTAATACGACAGGTGATTTATTTTTACAAGATGATGGTACTGTAGTTGTTGGTAAGGTTACTAATGCTGAGGTAGGAATAAAAGTTATAGGTGACGGTAGTGTAGAGCTATATCACGACAATGTTAAAAAGCTAGAAACAAATGTTGGCGGGATTCTTTTGTCAGACAATCTAAGAATGGGAGATTACCATATTGAACTTAATGATAATGCTCAGATAATGCTAGGAAATGCTCCTGATTCTCGTATTTTTCATGATGGCAGTAATACTTATATTCATCACTCAGGTACAGGTGATTTAATAGCAAGAATTGCAAAAGATAATGGTTTATTTAGAGTTTATGGAAACGGAAATACGAGTGTAGCTAATTTCAAAGATAACGCAGAAGTTGAATTATTTTATAATGGTAGTCAAAAATTTGAGACAACAAATACTGGAATAAGTGTTTCTGGAAGTGTTGTTGCCACAGGTAATATGCAAATAAATGATAATGCTATTTTAAATATTGGAAATAGTGGAGACTTACAACTTTTTCATGATACTACTAATTCAGCCATCAAAAACAATACAGGTGATTTAAAAATTCGTTCAGATTCTATCTCTCTTACTGATGCTGCTATTGGTCATCAATATTTTACGGGTGTAGCTGGTGGAGCTTCAAAACTCTTCTTTGATAATTCCAAAAAATTTGAGACTTTATCAGACGGAGTAAATATAACTGGAACATTAAAAGTAAACGGTTCTGCTTTTTCTGCTGGACTATCAACATCAGGAGGTACTTTAACTGGAACGCTTAATGCAAGAGCAATTTTGCCGACAGCTAACAATACTTATAATTTAGGGTCTAGCAGTGCTAAATGGGCTAATATTTTTACCAATGACTTAAATTTATCTAACGAAGGTAGTGCTAATAATGTTGACGGGACTTGGGGAAGTTATACTATACAAGAAGGTGAGGAATCGCTTTTCTTGATTAACAACAGAAACGGTAAAATGTACAAGTTCTTATTACAGGAGGTTGGTTAATGGCATATTTTGGAAGTAATGCGGCAGAAGTTAGTTGTGCTTGGGACGGTAATTCTACTATTGCAGGTAGTCATGGTGTGAGTTCTGTTTCTGATTTAGGGACAGGACAGACAAGATGTAATTTTAGCACTTCATTTGGTAATACAAATTACACTGCTGTTGTAGGTGGTGCTGCAAGTAATACTAATGGTGCTTTTGATTCCTTTATTGTATGTAATCAAAAGGCAAATGACAGTATCATTATTCTTATAGCTTTTCCAAGTGGTTTAAATAATGGCGGCACTGGTGGAGCAAATACGAATTTGGCATGCTTTTCTAATTAACATGAAAATTTTACACAACGAAAACGGTATATTGGTAGTTACAGAACCAATATTGACTGAGATAAATCCAGAAACAGGTAAACCTTACACAATTCAAGAGGTTGCAGCAAAAGATGTTCCAACAGGTGTTAAATATAAACTTGTTGAAGACTCAGAAATACCTACAGATTATTCTTTTCGTGATGCTTGGTCTATTGATGAAGCAGAACTTACAGATGGAGTGGGAGCATGAGTATTATAAAAATTAACATGGCAAAAGCCAAAGAAATTCATAAGGATTATATTAGAGCAGCAAGAACAAAGAAACTTGCTGAACTTGATATTGAATTTCAAAAAGCATTAGAAACAAGTGCAGATACTTCAGCTATAGTGACGAAGAAACAAGCATTAAGAGATGCACCTGCTGATAGTGCTATAGAATCAGCTTCAGATACAGAAGCATTGAAAGCACAGTGGAATACAGATATACTAGGAGCATCCCCATATATATAAATTATGCAAAATATTACAGAGAAACAAATACTTT